CCTGACCTTATGAACTTGAAGAAGATGGCGGACAAATACAGGAGAAGTGCGTAGGAAGTTTAGTAATAAAAACACACTCAATGATAAATGGATAACTTAAATATACTGGTTGAAGCCAAAAAGGAGTACCTTGGTCAACTTTGTATCATTATGTGTCCAGTTATGATTGACGTTTTTCAGGATATGTACAAAGAAGCCGTCACACTTTCAAAGGGAAAGAAGCCTCTTGTTATGTTTCAGAAGCTTCTGAAGGAAGTTCCCAACTGGTCTAATCAGATGTCTGCTAACCATACCAGTAATATCGCGGATCGTTGTGCTTGGTTCAATGACCTTCTGGCGGCAGTCTTTGTTGCCTGTACTAAGATTCTCTCCGCTGTTCGCCTAAAGGCTGACAATAAGAAGATTAGTCTCAAACTTCCAACTAATGAGGTATTTATTCAAACATGCTACAATAATTGCGCCAAAGATCTATATCGTGATCCTTACGTGTTCCACGAGGAGCAGAGTGAATACGCCAGGGATGATCAGCTTACTCTACGTTTTTGTACAGCCATTGAGAATACAGTGAAGGAGTTGATTCCCGTTCAACAGATTCTTCAGACTTATATGTCACAAGAAACCCGTGATATTGATCTTGATGGTGATATTCAAGACGCAGAAGATCCCGACGTGTTTGATGGTCCAATGGATGAACCAGAACCAGAACTCCCTCCTATGGAAGAGCATCTCCCAGAGAACGAACCCATGATGGGCTCTGAGGATCAACAGGTTCACCCAACTGGTTTAGAGAATGAGTTTAAGACTGTTCCAGGTGTTCAAGCTCCACAAGCGGACTTTGACCCAGAACCTATGGAAGAACCTCAACCAGGAATGGGAATGGAAGGACCCCCTCCTCCTCAGGCTGAGACAGAAGATGACGGTGTTCTCTTTGGTGATGCACCTGATCACCGTATAAAAAAAACTGCGTATAATTAAATGGAGTTATCCGACTATCTCAGAGATCCAATTAATGCCGCACTCATAGCCGCCGCTTTGACTGCTGGTTATATTCACGTCAAAGCTCAACTTAACAACGAGGGTAAGTTAGAGCTTAATAAATATGCTAAACCCGCCGCCCTAAATGCTATTTTGGTATTTTTCATCGTTTCTAATGGTATTGGACAAAGGGAAGCTATATCTAACGAACCTTTTTAACTTAAAGATTAAACCTTACATTNAAGAAAATGGCGTCTGTCACCGCGTTTAATGACATGCTCACCCAATTTCTTGTGGAATTGCACAAGACTTTTCCAGAGGAAAAAGGCATCAAGAAGATGACCGCTTCTTTCGAGATGATCAAGGAAGCTAACCCCCGTCTCGTTGTTGACGGTTTCATGAAGGGTGTTACTCCCTACTCGGACAAGATCTCTACTAAGGATGAGTCCTTCCTCCTTGAGGAGATTGAGAATATCGACTTCCTTAAGGAATTGAACATCAAAAGCTACTGGTCTCGTATGAGTGAGGGTACGAAGTCTGCTACCTGGCAGTATCTTCAGACTCTCTATATGCTTGGAACCACTATCAACTCTATCCCAGCTGATACCCTCTCTCAGATTGAGAGTATCGCAAAGGGTGTAGCTGACAAGATGCAGACAGATGGTGGTGAGCTTGACCAGGATGCCCTTATGCAGATGATGGGTAGTATGCTTGGTGGTCTCAACAAAAATTAAACCTCATGCTATATTAAATGAAGGTTTGGTTTGACGATCCTCAGCAACTTACTAGATCTGATGAGGTTTTACAGTTCTGGCCTAATAAGGAACAAACTCCAGAAGACCGAATCAACGCAGCTTCTCGTTTTATAATTTATGCTACTTGCATCATTTATGTATCTCGTCGTGACCCAAGGATCTTTGTCCTCGGTGGCACTATTCTGAGTGTTCTTTATGTTATGTACAAGTCTAAAATGATCAAGGAAGGATACGGTATAAGTATGACTGGTGATGAACGTGGTTGTCAGATGCCCACTGTAGACAATCCAATGGGTAATGTACTTATGACTGATTACACAGATGCCCCTAATCGTCTCGAAGCTTGTTACGCCTCTTCTGTTAAACCTTTTATCAAAAGTTATTTAGATGATCGTATTCCATACGATGCTGGTAGATCCAGATCTTCCCACCCCCAATATCAGCGAAACGCATCGGCTCGTCAGTTCGTAACCGCCCCAGTTTCAAAAATCCCAGGCGATCAAACCTCCTTCGCAGAGTGGTGTTATGGTCCAAAAAATGGACGTGATTGCCGAACTAATCCAGAGATGTGCAGCCCCAACTCAAGGGGAGTTCAGTTAGAAGCTTTCGCGGGTCTTGATGCTTCTGGTGATAGCCGAGTTTCTCATCGGGGATATGGCATTGGACCTTCTTAATATAAATATTCTCATGTAATAATAAATATGGCATACCAATTACAACCTGGTCTTGCAATAGTTGAAAATGCTGGCGCTCTCCCACCTGTGAAAGCAACCGAGGAAGTTTTTGTCTATCCTCAGCCCAGTAACCTTAACTACTGCGACAGCCGTCCTAACACTATGCTTTATGGCACCGCCCCCTACCTGGCAGGAAAAGGTGCCCCAGCCCGATTTATCGAGACAAGTGATGAACTTCGTCCTCAATCTACCTCTCGTTTTAACAAGGTCGTTGTACCTACTTATGAACGTAACCTCTTCCCACTCACTAATATGGAATGTAAGGTTCCCCTTCGAACCTTAAGTTACGAACCATCCAGTACCCGCGCTGATCTCCAGAACGGACTTTTCCATCAGAGATACGCTAATAAAAATATCAATAAGAAGTAAGAATGGCAGATCCCATTTCACTTGCAGCTATTGCTGGTTTAGTTTTTGCTGGTAGATCTTTGAGTATTAAGAGTAAACCAGAACCAGTCAAGCCTCTAGTAAAAGAGACAACAGGTTCGTCTCCCGAAATAATTGAACGTACTGTTGAGTCTGACATGGGTGGTGGTCTCCTTTCAGACGTTCCCGATTTCTATGAGCGTCAGTTTGAACCACGCGTTGAGGTAGCCTCTAAAAGGGAAATGGAAAGTTTCGCTGATATTGGTATACAACAAAGAAGTGGTGGTCAAGAGATCCTAAATATGAGAAATCGTGTATATGATACTGGGCGTATGAACAATCTTTCCCCCATTGAAAAACAGATGGTTGGTCCAGGTCTCGGTGTTGGTGCTGATACTCCAGCAAGTGGAGGTTTTCAGCAACTTTTCCGGGTGAATCCCATTAATGTTGGTGAGTATAAGCTTACCACACTTCCAGGTCGATCTGGTCCAGCTGCAGATGTTACCGGTGGTCGCGCGGCTGTTGTTGGTCAACTTACACATAATAAGCCAGAAACTACTGCTCACCTTCCAACTCGTCTCCCTAATATGCCCGGACGAGCTCAGGGTATGTCCGGTGCAGTTCCTAGGGCGAGTCATCAGAAGACTATGAGGACTACTAACCGTGCAGAGACTGGTCTTCGTTCGGACGGTCTTGGATTCAATGGTGCTAAGCGAATTATTTCTGCTCAGGCTATGCCTCAAGATCCCACAAGGTTTAAGAGTGACCGCAATGATTTACACTATGAGCATTACGCACAGGCAACTCCAGGTATTACCAACTTCAAGGGTGCTTACGAGAACAGTGCCGCTGCTAAGATTACTACAAAGAACAACGAGGAGCTTATGAAGTACGGCTTCCGCCCCGAGGATCGCCGCGGAAAGGTGAATCGTATGGGTAATAAGGGTAGGATGAATGTAAGAGAGAGTGCCCTCAAGCAGGGTGGCGCCCTTACAGCTGTTCGCGCTGATACTACACGAGTTGACGGTCGTTACGGTACTCCCAACGGTGGTTGGACTCAACAATATCAACAGAAACCCTACCATCAGCTCAACGCGTATAAGGGTAACGAAAATCCCAATTCCAGAGACTTGGGTCTGGCGGCGAGGGTGCTTCAGCAGAACCCCCTGTCCACTCAACTTTATTAATTTTAGATGAATAGTTAAACAAAAACACTCATTAAAATACTCTGCATATATTTTAATGAAGGTTCATACCCTAAATATAGATAGTAGTCAACGTGACACATCTGTCTACCCCAATTCTAATAGTTATGTGATCACGTTAGAAAATCCTATATATGATGTCGAAGAAATACGTCTCATTTCTGGTCGCATTCCAACACCTCAAACACCTTCACCCAACTCTCTTATTTTGAAATTATCTTCAGGTTCTGACGAGTTCAATCAATCTGTATATGCAGGAACACCACATTATACCGGACATATATTACTTGATGGAACAACTACATTAACATTTAATGGTTCAGATGATCCTTTTGTACATCGTTTTCATTCTGGTTCACATAAAGTTATAACGGAATTAGGACTTGATTTTTATTACATGAACAGTGGTGTTCTTACACACTATAAAGATGCTGGTACAGACCATATTTTGAAGTTTGAAATAAAGTGTTCTACAGATAAGTTAGAGGGACTTCCAAAGGTTCCCTTAGAAGTTGTTGAAAAGACGTTGCCGCCACCAATAAGTATCCCTGAGATGGTAGTTGATACTTATGAATGGAAAGACTATGTTTCTATTGCTATTATTGTATTTTTCGGAATGGTACTACTCCTCCTAATGAAGCGCAAACCCAAACTTAGCGAGTGATCGCGAAGACGGGCTGAGCAGGCTTGGAAACGCGGGTGGAGATCTTGGAGATGATCATGTAGACCGCGATGGAGAGGAGGGTAGTAAGAATAGCGGTAAGGCTGTACTGGACACCACCGTTTTTGGGGACGCGGATCACCTGCTGGATGAACCAACGAACAACATCCATCCACGACATGGCAGCCGCGAAAGAGAAACCTGCAACGATGGAGTTAAGGGACTGAGTCTCGAGCTCCTGGGAGACAAGATTGACGGTCTTGATGGCTTGGGCGGTCATGTCAGACATAGTGTATAATATACCTTATCATTAGAAAATATTACTCGGGTAACAATTCCTCCTTTTCTACAATTTTTTTGTATTTTGTTTTTCTAACTACTGATGATTTAGCAAATATTTGTTCTTGTTCTTCTTCTTCATCAGAGTCTGCATCAGAGCTTTCAGAATCATTATTAGTCACATGAAATGACTTATATTCAGATAACGTCCAACCTTCTGGTTCATTAGGCTCCAACGTGCTCATTACTATTAATAGCATTTTTTAACATCTGTTCTGTCGGGTTTTGAGGTTGCCATGCATTCCACCTGTCAAAAGCTTCATTAACCTGGAGAAAAGTCTGATCTGTTCCTGAATATCTAACAAAATCTGGACATTCCTCTGAGTCAACATCTTCCTCTCCCTCCTCCATCTCCTCCTCTGTGAGTTCTTCTTCGTAAATTTCAGGCATCGTAGAACCAATAGATTCTCCAACTTTATACATAGCACAGTACTTCATAGCATATTCCATATCTTCTGGAACTATAGTGTCCCTTCCACAAGCTTTGGCATATTCGGCTGCCAGTAGAGTAGATTTTTCCATAACAGGTAACAGAATGTTGGTCATAGTCTCAATGTACTGCTCAACCATGCCGTTACCTCCGTCACCAAATCCAGTTTGCATGTTCATTTTAGTATTTAACGTCAAAAATAGTTCGCGCAGTTCCCCCACTTACTCGGAGGATGTTGTGGCTGAGAGCGTAGACTCTGAATTGTCTTGCATAATCTACACATGGTGTGAGACTTAGGTTGACAATTTGCTCTTTTATCAAACTGAAGTTAATCTGACCAGTTGGATACCACTTCTCTGGTTCAAGTGCAAAACTGTATGAATAGAATCTTCGAATCAATTGAGTCTTAGAATGATGAATAGCAGCCTGAACACCCTTGAGGAAAATTACATTACCGGTATCTCTAGTAATTATGGGTTGTCCATCTAGATCAAGTGTGAGATAGTCAAGATTCTCATATAAAATGTATTTTCCACCTGTATCAGCAAGTGTATTATCATAATCAAATGGTGTCATAAACTGACCTTCTCCAGTTCCAACATCACCCTGCCTTTGAATAACAAAGTAAAGTTCCCTAACAGGATTTACAAAATCCAAATTGAACCGACCTTCTTGATTTCCCTGTGGAATATCGAATACATTTTGTTGAACTTGTGTGATAATATAGTCCTTCTTCTCTGTCATAAACTTTACCCTTTCAGATGGATCTAAGAAGACAACCTCTGTGCATAACCTAAAGTCCTTGATATGTATAGTTCCGGGTGTAACAGGTTGAAGCTGACCAGTTGATCCCTTTATTATGAGATGATCATGATTTCTAATCTTAATTTCAACCTCGACTTCTTGTTTTGTTATGGAACATAAGGGTATAGCCAACTCTGGATTGTTATAAAAATAAAAAGGTAAATCTACAAAGAACTCATCTTCTGTTGTAGCGGTACCAATAACACCGAGAATGTCTTTGTCAGATACTCTTGTGTCAACTGTACGCTCCGGGTATTTACCAATAAGCTCTTTGAGAGCCCTTTGCTTTGTTTGTGTGATGTTATGTTCTGAATATATTTGGAGATAATCACTTGTTAATCTCTGTATAACTTTACCACCCACCATGAGATCTACATGTTCTATGAGAGCATGTCCTATAGACTCAATAAACCTTGGGTCGTCATAAATTAGAGTAGAAATAGATGGCAATTTCATCTTAACACTTATAGTTGTCAATAAATCACCTGTATTTTGAGGAACTCTAAATCTGACCTTACCACCGAAATCTGCAGCATTTTCTGGATCTATGTTTACATATTCTCTTGCAAAGTTTGAATGTTTTTTGAAACTTTGCAAAAAGTATGAATAGTCTGGATCAAAGGTAAAAAACCTGTCTTGAGGTCCAGATGTTAAAAGCTGTACTCTTCCAGCCATTACTACTATAAGATTCTAAAATTTTAAGCCTGCCAAACCAGCATTAACACGTAATATATTAAAGTTCGAAGCATATACACGTGTCTTATTATCATCTACACTGTTGATAGGATCTATTTCAATTGTCAACAATTTATGAACTATTCTGCTCATGTTTACTTGTCCAGTTGGATAATACATCTCCGGATTAAGGGCAAAACTGTACATAGAAAACTCAGATTGTTTATAATTCGTCGCGGCTACGTATTCTGGAGGACTTATATGATATTTTAGAGCTTGTTCATAAACTAAAAACTTCCTATCTCTATCAAAAACAAGTTCGTTGTTGAATCTTAATTTTACATTTGATATCGTATTATACCTATTTGGGTGATTATCACGAACAGCCTTTTCAGATTGTGAAACGAAAAAAAGTTCCTTAACTGGGTGTGAAAAATTAAGCATAACAGATTTAGTATTTTCACCAGCTTTCATTACAAACTTTGACATTTGAAGTTGTGTTATGACATAATCAATGGGTCTGGACATAAGGTAGTCACGTTCTCTGTCTGTGAGAAATACAAACTCTGTATCAATTGCTATCTTTTTTAGAGTAGCTATAGCATTTTCTGGGTTTGCACCTGATACCAGTTCAGATAGAGGTCTCAGCTTAATCCTCACTTCAACTATTTGTTTAGTGAGAGCACAAGTTGGTATAGAGAGACTTGAATTACGATAAAAATAAAATGGAAGATCAATGAAATAATTGTAATCTCCCGAATAAGCTATCGTATTCCCGTGACTGTTCAGGAAGTATACAGTTTGGTCAGTGTCATCATCTGTATTGTAGAGTTGCTGATGCATGTAAATGTATTCACCTGTCAATTTTTGTATAGTTTGTCCTCCGATGAGAAGCTCTGCACTCTCTATTAAATGTGAAATCACAGAAGGAGACCACTCGTAACCAGTGGAAGGATCATCAAGTGTAACTTTCAAATTCAAGTTCTTTACTAAATCACCTTTATCGTTGGGTATACGACATGTAATCGTTTTTCCAAATGTGAGGTCTCCATCAAACTGACTTTCAATGTAATCTACAGAAAACTTAGTGTGTCTTCTAAAATTCATCAGGAAATATGAAAACTGTGGATCTCCTGTGAGCCACTGATCTTGGACTCCGGTGGCAGCAAGTCTTAAACGACCTGACATTCCTATAGTATGTGAGTAAAATTTTGCTAATTAAAACGGTACAATAATGTAGAATGAACCTTCAGTTGAAGAAATTCAAACCTGAGACTATTAGCGATGACAGGGTTTGTGTGTTCATAGGCAAGAGAAATACAGGTAAATCAACCCTTGTCAAAGATATCATGTACCATAAGAAACATCTTCCAGCTGGTATAGTTCTCTCAGGAACAGAGGAGGGTAACCATTTTTATTCAGATTTTGTACCAGATCTATTTATTTATGGTGACTATGATAGAGATGCAATCGAGAGGGTGATGGCGAGACAGAGAAAACTGGTAGGTAATGGAAAGTCAAATTGTGGAGCCTTCATGCTTCTTGATGACTGTATGTACGATAGTAAGTTTTTGAAGGACACGTGTATACGCCAGTGTTTTATGAATGGTAGACATTGGAAAATCTTCTTCATGCTGACTATGCAATATGTAATGGATTTACCACCAGCTCTTCGCGCTAATGTTGATTATGTCTTTATTTTGAGAGAGAACATCATACAAAATAGAGAAAAGTTATACAAGTCCTTTTTTGGTATCTTTCCTTCTTTTGATATGTTCTGTAAGGTTATGGATGCGTGTACAGAGAATTACGAATGTCTCGTGTTAGATAATACGGTAAAATCTAACAAGATTCAAGATTGTGTATTTTGGTACAAGGCAACTGTGAGAAAGAACTTTAGGGTAGGAAGTCCAGATCTCTGGAAACTTCATAAAAAAATGTTTAATCCTAAGTATCTCTCACAGAAGGAAGATGACGCTAAGAAGGCTACCAAGCAAACAAGATTAAAGATTACAAAGACGAAATAACAAATATAAACTCTGTAACTTTAGTAGGACGATTCTTCAGATTACGACTTCCCCTATAGCAGTTGTAATCAATCTCTATTTTTTCATACGTGTAGGGTTCTAATATCTTTCTCCATTCTTCTGGAGTTATGAATCCTTCGTTGCTATAAGACACTAATGTATGTTTAGCCTTTTCGGTTGCTAATTTCAAGGTAAGTTCCATAGCTTCATTAA